TTTGCAGGTATGGAAGAGAAACTTGTAGAAAAATATGGCAAGGATGTTAGTGTTAATGTTCAAACAGGAGCAATAACACAAAAAGAAGATGTCGCGGATTAGCACATACCCAATTGATACAGTTGTAGATACAGCTGATTTACTTATTGGAACCGATAGTGAAGATTCTAATATAACCAAGAACTACACTATTGCTAGCATAATATCTCTTGCTGAATCGTCTATTGATTTAGCGGAGGTATTAGCTGTTGGCAATACAGCTACCAATAACATTAACCTTACGGGTATTATGACCGCAACTACGGTTAATGGTACTAATGGTACTATAGGTGTTTTTGGTTCTACTACAGGTAATATAACTACTGTTAACTCTACCAATATAGTCAATTCAGCATTAGTATCTACTGCAGACCTAACGGCTACTACAGGTAATATAACTACTGTTAACTCTACCAATATAGTCAATTCAGCATTGGTGTCTACTGCAGACCTAACGGCTACTACGGGTAATATAACTACCGTTAACTCTACCAATATAGTCAATTCAGCATCGGTGACTACTTTGGGTCTAACGGCTACTACAGGAGTAATAGCTACTCTTGGTTCTACTACAGGTAATATAAGTACTCTCAACTCTACCAATATAGTCAACGCAGCATTGGTGTCTACTGCAAACCTAACGGCTACAGCAGGTATAACAAACAACTTGCTTTACATTGACTATGCAGGTAGTAGCGGAACGATAAATCAGGTGCTTTTAAGTACAGGAACAGCTACGGCATGGGGGAATCAAGTTACATCAACTTGGAACTTAGACGCAGACTCAGGTGGTCCACTGACAATCTCTGATGAAGATGGTGTTAATTTTAACGGGGGTACATACATAACAACACTAGCAGCAACTCCTATTTCTCCTGAGAATAAGGTCATCTCTATCATACACGACAACACAGCTCGAATTGATACACCTCTCACACCTACCGCACTTGCTTATGGTGGGACATTTACAGCTATATCATCTGCTACTACCAATACTACAGGCCACGTTACAGCTACTGATGTTACTACCTATACTCTTCCTGCAGCGAAAGCATATATAGGGGCAAGAGCGAATATGGCAGGACAATATACCAATTTACCTATAATAACACAATGGTATGCGTTAAACTATGTTCTAGCGGATGTAACAGCAAGTTTATGGACCACTCAATTAGGTACAGCGGGCTATAATACTAGGGTACGATATGAGGGTTCTCCGGACCAAACGTTTAATATTACCGTTACTTTTACTATAAACGGTTGGACTGTAGGGGATATAGCACAATTTGCATTATATAATGGAAATGCTATAATCTCAAAATCTGAACAGAAGATAGAGGCTACCTCTAGTTTATATACTACAGGGACTTTACAGGCTATGCAATTTATGGGTACAGGAGATTTTATTGAAGTATACGCTAAAGCTCCTACAGCTACTACTATAGTTTCTGTAGACTATTTAACTATATCTGTTGTCCCTGTATGAATCGAGATATTCGAAAAATATCTGTAGGACCTGACTATAAAGGTGGAGCTATGCACTATATCGTAGGGCAAGCTGTTTTAAGCGGAGCATATAAGATTCATCATATACGGCATGAAGAAGATACCCATTCAATTTTAATTTGGATAGAAAGAGAAGAGACTGTTGTCTTATGGAAAGAGTTTCGTGAGACGATGCCTGTTTCTATTGAGTACAACATAAACTTTTAATGAAATCACCTTTTAATTTTATCGTCCAACCTTCTTTAGGTAGGCGCTACTCCAATACGAAAAAAATTGGAGGGATAGACCTTATTATAAGTAGTTCAGAAGAAGATGCTTCCGCATCCAATCGTGAGGCTATAGTAAAAGAATTGCCTATAGGGTATAATGGTCCTATTAAAATAGGAGACACTTTGCTTGTACACCACAATGTCTTTAAGTTCTATAACGATATAAAGGGTAGAAGAAAAAGCGGGAAGAGTTTTTTCCGTGACGACCTCTTCTTTGTAGATGCAGACCAATTTTTCTTATATAAGCAAGATGGCTCATGGCATTCCCATGACAGGTTTTGTTTCGTTAAACCTATTCCTGTAGAGAAATCTTTGTTGTCTAAACCCGGCACTGAAGAGCCTCTTATGGGTAAGATGGTATACACCAATAAATACCTCCTTAGTCAAGGAGTGAAAAAAGGAACTAAGATATCTTTTACTCCTGATTCAGAATATGTATTTAACATTGATGGAGAGAAGTTGTATAGGATATATGACCATCAGATAACTATGGCAAATGGAATCTAATGAACTTAAGATAAAGATAATTGCAGCAGGGAAACGTGCTGTAGAGCAATTGATAAAGGTTGCTTTAGAGGATATTATAAAGCCTGACCCTGAGGATGAGTTGGCTGCGGATAGACTTAAAAATGCTGCTGCTACCAAAAAGCTATGCATATTTGATGCTTTTGATATATTGGCTAAGATTGAAGTGGAGCAAGAAAACATTAACTTAGCAAGTAGTAGCGGAAGTCGCACCGATAGTAAACAGGGATTTGCAGAACAAAGAGCAAAAAAATAAGCTATATACGACGGTACATAAATTAGTACCTACTAATGTTATGTCTAATAAAAACCGTGCAAAAACATGGCAATATGGATATAATTCTAAATATGACATTATCATTATCTCTACTTCAGGAGAGTTAGGAGAGGTAATAAATGTATCAGGTATAAATATAGGACTTCCTCCTGTACCGAAAGATATATCTAAAGAAGAAAAAAAAGAGGCACAGTATTGGAAACGCACCCCTCTCCCGAAACCTTTATCTAGGATAGCTTCTATATTTCAATGGAATGAAATGCCTGCAGTATTTAAAGATAGGTGGATAGATTATATTGAAGCAGAGTTTGACCAAAGAGAGCATGGCTATTGGTTTATGAACAATGGCATCCCTACTTATATCACGGGTGCTCACTATATGTATCTACAATGGGCTACTATAGATATAGGATTTCCTGACTTTCGTGAGGCGAATAGGGTGTTCTTTATATATTGGGAAGCTTGTAAAGCTGACACCCGATGTTTTGGGATGTCGTACTTAAAAATCAGGCGTTCAGGATTTTCTTTTATGGGGTCTTCAGAGTGTGTAAATACAGGAACTTTAGCTAATGACGCTAGGGTAGGGATACTTTCTAAAACAGGTTCTGATGCCAAGAAGATGTTTACCGATAAGGTTGTCCCTATAGCCAATAGGTTACCTTTTTTCTTTAAGCCTATACAAGATGGTATGGACAAACCTAAAACTGAGTTAGCGTTTAGGATACCTGCCTCTAAGATTACAAAAAAGAATATGCATCTACTATCTATTGATGAGTTGGATGGATTGGATACCACTATTGATTGGAAGAATACAGACGATAACTCCTATGATGGAGAGAAGCTATTGCTCCTTGTACATGACGAGAGCGGTAAATGGATAAAGCCAAATAATATCTTAAACAATTGGCGTGTTACGAAAACATGTTTACGTTTGGGTAGCCGAATTATAGGGAAGTGTTTGATGGGTTCTACTTCTAATGCCTTAAATAAAGGAGGGGATAACTTTAAGAAGTTATATGAAGACTCAAATGCAAAAAATCGCAACGGAAACGGTCAGACTAAAAGTGGACTATACTCTTTATTTATCCCTATGGAATATAATATGGAGGGGTTTATTGACCGATTTGGAGAGCCTGTAGTAGATAAACCCACAAAACCTGTTAAAGGTATAGACGATATAATGATTAAGTCGGGAGCGTTAACGTATTGGGAGGCTGAGGTGGAGTCTTTAAAGAACGACCCTGACGCTTTGAATGAATTTTACAGACAGTTCCCTCGCACAGAGTCGCATGCTTTTAGGGATGAGAGTAAGTCTTCTCTATTTAACCTCACTAAAATATATCAGCAGTTAGACTACGCTGAGTCTTTAATCCGAGAACAGTATGTTACTCAAGGGTCTTTTGGATGGAAAGATGGAAAGATAGATTCTAAAGTAGTTTTCTATCCTGACAATAGAGGTAGGTTTAAAGTAGGATGGACTCCTAACCCTACATTACAAAATAGAGTAGAGACAAGGGGAGCGGTTAAATACCCCGGTAATGAACACCTTGGGTCTTTTGGGTGTGACTCTTACGATATATCAGGAGTAGTAGGAGGGGGAGGCTCTAATGGAGCTCTTCACGGAATGACAAAGTTTCATATGGACGAAGCTCCTACCAATGAGTTTTTTTTAGAGTATGTAGCGAGACCTCAGACGGCAGAGATATTTTTCGAAGAAGTCCTTATGGCTTGTGTCTTTTATGGGATGCCTATCCTTATAGAGAATAACAAACCTAGACTTCTTTATCACTTTAAAAACCGAGGGTACAGAGGATTTTGTATGAATCGTCCTGATAAGCATTTTAATAAACTCTCCAAAACTGAGCGAGAGTTAGGAGGGATGCCCAACTCTTCGGAGGATATAAAACAAGCTCATGCCTCAGCTATAGAGTCATATATAGAGAAGCA